GTATTTTTATTTTTCATCTGTATCTTCTACATACAATCCCAATGCTTCCTGAAGTTTAGGATTCTTTTCTAATTTTTCGATAAGCTTATTCTTATCAGACTGTGAAAGATTGCTGATATATGCTTCCTTATCTTTCCTGTCTAATGCAATCCATGCTTTATTCGGACTCCAATTTATATTCGCGTAATTGGGGTATAGACGTTTAGAAGTCGACTTCAGTGCAAGTTTGTAGAGATCATAATTAGGCGTTCCTGGTTTGTCATTGACACCTTTTTCATACTGGAATATACCGCATGGGAAAATAGATGTCCTTCCGAGGCGGCCAAGACCCTGCAAAGATACTTCAAGGCATGCTTTCGTAAAGAGACGACCTTCTGGTTCGGTACATGTACCGTAATTCAGGGAGGTAAAAGGGAGCTAGTTTCCCGAGCGGCTCTGGAGTGTATTCAAATTGTGATACAATCCTTCTATTGCCTGGTGTGTCTCTTGCGCTGTCTCGAATAAAGCTTTCTGGTAATAAACTTTATCGAATAAGTCTTTGTTTGCAATCTTGAATGATTCATCAGATAAATCATTATGTTCCATAAAGAATCTCTCTACCTGCTTAGATACCCATTTGTGAAGTTCGTCATGTGCAAGTTCAAGAATGTCAATATCCATGAATTCAGGAAGATCCTTTACATATTCTGTAAGGTAATGCTTTTCGAACGAATATCTTACATAAGGAACCATTGTCCAGTCAATATGTGTTGCGGATACGCCGCCGAACTGCTGTAATGACTGAATCTGGAATATGACTGCAACCAGCTGACATGCTGTATTCACTGATTTTGCAGGACGAACATCGGTCTGTCTTGTCATGAATCCGTTAGCCAATAACTAATCAAACGGAACAGACAGACAATTGTGTGAGCCGACTGCAAAGTTATCAAGATCGTGGATATAAATCATATTGTTGTTATGATTGTCACGTGCCATCTTGCTTACTATATATTTCAGCGCGTAATCTTTAGTCACGACTGATGCAGCTTCACCGATACGTCCTCCGAATGATGCCTCGTCGACATTCGCATTCTGGTTTTCGATATTCGTAGCTTTGAGCTTTTTTGTGATTTCTTTAGTGAGCCATGATTTCTGCTCTCTTATCTCTTCTCTTCTTTTCCTGTACTGAATGAACGATTCAGTAGCCTTAATCTTGTTTTTCTTAATCAGGAAATCCCTGATGATATCCTATATGTCTTCTATAGGCATTATATAATCCTCTGCATGCTTCTTTATGAAATTGTCGAAATACGTCCGGAGGTTGTCTATGAAGTTCTCAGGCACTTCTTCGCATACAGGCTTACTGGTAAAAATCTTATTGACGACTTTTTCAATCTTCTCGAATTTGAAGTCTTGAATCGTGCCGTCACGTTTTTCTACTTTCATAATAGTTTGCTCTTAATTTTTAATTTTGTATAATTTTTTAATTCGTATTCATTTTTAAAACAGCTTGATTGAAGCGCCCTCGTCGAATACAGTCTGCATACCTTCATTATTGTAAAGGTCTTCCAGTAATTCCTGCTTCATCTACGGGGTCAACACTTTCTTGTAAACATAGTCATAATTGAAATCAAAGAACTCATTTATTGCTATAATGAGTTCCATAGGATTCAGCTTTTTGACCTGCTGCAATTCTTTCTTAACGTAATTGAATACTTCCGAAATATTGTCCTTAGGAATTTTAAGTATGGATGTATTCACCACCAAAAATCTTCCGTCATTGTATACTGACTGAGAGAAAATCTGATATATAAGTTCTGCTGATTCTTTACGGTCCTGAAGAAGTTCAGGGTCATCGGTAACCGCGTAATCATACTGCTATGATAAATCAGAATGAACCTACATTGGTGTATTACTGTTAAAGTTCAAATCATAGTTATCCCCATCGAAGTAAGAATTATGGAGAGTCTTAGAAGTATTAATTCTTTCCATAATAATCGATATTAATTTTATTTTTTATATGATTTTTTCTTTATATATTATACGAAAAAATAGTTGTTTTGTCTATTGTCTGATATTGAATAAATTAAATGCATGATATTGATTATCATGCATTTAACTTCTTTTTAATGATATTTAATAATGATTCTACATCATGTCTTGTCTGCTCATGCAGAAGCATGTTGTCTTTATTTTTTTCGTACCAGTTGAATATTTCGGTAAGGTCTCCCTTATTCCATGAAAACGCCCACCAGTCGCATATCATCTCGACGATGAAATTCTTCGGCATCTGCATCGCAATCATCTTTCCTTCTGCATTCAATCCGTTGTCGTCATTGATAAGGATCCAATGCTGCCAGTGATGCGGATTGTTGTGAATGTGGTGCAGCCATGCATAATTGAAAGCAGTTTCATCACCGTTAGCATAGAAATAATCACGGTATGCATTCCACTCTGATTCGGTATATTTGCTTTTATCATGTTCTGATACCTGCTTCGTTAAATTTCCGTTATCGTCTTTCACGATATGATTGTCAATTAACCACTACAGACCTTTCTTGACGCCTGAAATATGGTTTTTAAGATATTCGAGATATTGTTCGTCTTCTTTAGTTCTCATTGTTTTCAAAGTCTTTTTTTAAATTCTTTTTTAAATACCATAGCAAACGGTATGTCCGTATTTTTCCTTTTATCTTCTGAAAAAACGTTTTTTCTGCCGGTACTGTAATATACTGTTTTTCACCGGGTGCCTTATCATCATAGAAAAACCTTGACGGCGGATATGAAAAATTGAATTTGCCGTCTTTATCGGTTACCCATGGAATCCAGCAAAACTGGCATGTATTATCAGTATATCGCGATTCTATTCCGTAATTACGTCTGATATCATCAAGGAATTTGTTCCTGATTTCCCATGTCTTATCTTCCAGACCGAATACCGGTACTTTAATCATCGTGTAATGCAAATCACTCATTTCTTTTAACCTCCTCGTATTTCGCAATCATTGCCTGCCGTTTACGTTCGGTAATCATCTTGATAACCTGATCCGTTCCGACCATCACATTAGATACCGGTTGCTGAAGCTGTAAAGGCTCTGCATCACCTTCTAATGCCTTAGGGTGTTTCTTATCCATATTCTCATCGAGCGAATCTTTCTGCTGAATATCCATACATGTGTCAATATAATATTTTCTCATGTTATTCTGCGTCTCCGTTATATTGGCGCTGAGTTTAGATTGTTCAGCCGTCATCTTCTGGTAAACATCGAACATTCTCGGCGAAGTTTCACCCCTTGCGATGATTTCCATGATAGCCTGAATTATCTTCTCGTTTTTTTCATATTCATAATATAACGAGCCGAGCGTTTCTGCATCCTGGTTAATCTTATCATTAATCGCGACAGAATCCTGCAGTATCGTCGGTATGATCTCACGCGCAATAATTATAAGCTGGTCTTTCGCTTTCTTGATGCATTGTTTGCGCGTGCTCTTATAGTTCATGCTGAATACCGGTTCCGGAGCCAGCATGTTAGACGGTATGCTGTCGTCATCTATGCCATATCCCTATGTAGGCATTCCATATCCTTGAGAAAATGGCTGTTGCTGTTGAGGTGCCTGATTTGCATTATTAATCTATGTTATCAGATTGCCTAACGCGCTTGTTGTATTTTTTATCGTTGCCATTTTTTATTCTTACTTATTTTTATCTTATCTGCCATTTTAATTACATCATATCATCACCACCTTCTGGTGCTCCTCCTGCATCTGGCGCTGGTGCTCCGCCTCCGAAGTCAGCTCCGCCTCCGAAATCCATACCACCGCCGGGACCTCCGAATTCGCCGCCTCCCATTACATCGCCGCCTCCGAATCCGCCTGCTTCACCGTCCGCCTGCGGCGTATTTGCAAGTTCCTGCTGAGCTTCCTGATGTTTCTTCTGCAATTTTGCGATTTCTATGTTATGAAGGATTTCACCTTCTTTATATTTCCTGTTAAGCTCTATATCAGAATCTGATAATCCGAGATATTCTTTCACAAGGAAATCCATAGAGAAGTACGGAACATTGTTGCTCTGCAATCCTATCAAGTTAGAAACCGTCTGCGCACCGTCTGATATTACGCTGCGTTTCTTTGCAAGGGTAAACAGGTTTTCTTCCTTAAACGTAATACCGATTCCCTGTTTCAATAAGTTAGTATAAGAAAGTTCAGGATGCTTAAGGCAAATCTGCGTATATACCGGTTTAAGCAACAATTCCTTAAATGTATTCTGTATACGTTGAATGAATCTTGAGAATGCATATTCTTCACGTGTTACCGTAGCTTCTCCTAATAATCCATTGTTAGGCGCAGACGTTATGTTAAGGTTGAAACGGTTTGCCGGAACCCTCGATTCAAGTATGAATTTTCTCCAGAAATACTGAAGTTCCTCAGTCGAATTCATGTTATAACCTTCAGTCTTGACAGCTTCAAGCTGAATCGACTGGCCGCCTCTGTCCTCGAATATATATGTCTTCTGGAAATTGAATTTAGGCTGGCCGTTAACGAGCATCTGACCTGATGCGTCATCATATGAAACTTCCTCGTCGTAATCCGCTTTGATTTCGCTGATTCGTGCTTCTGCATATGTCTTAGGAAGATCACCTACAGGAACAACCAACTTCATACGGTTCTGTGCATTCATGGTATTCCATACGATATGAGAAGATTCAATCTGCCTTAATACATTGAACGGCCTTACCAATGTCTCTACATATGAGATATTGTTATTCTTAGGATCACCGAGATTGCTCCATGAAATATATATGATATTAGAATTAGGTATCTTCCTCTGTGCGGCACTGCCTTTAAACTGATACCACATGAACAGTTCACGTCCGTCTTCCGTTACTTCGATAGACGGTTCAAGCGTCATCGGATCAAGATTCAAGAATCCTATGATATTCTTCCTGGATTCATCAAAAATAATCTCGAATGCAAGGAAACCTTCAATAAGGAATTTCTTGAAATAGTTCCATGCTCCAACATTGGAATCCCATCCGAATGCCGAATATACCTGATTGAATGCGATTTTACAGTCATTGATCAACTTATCTGCATCTACACCGTTCTTGCCTTTGAAACTTTTATTCAAAAACAGTTTAAGCTTATCGACATCAAGATCTGCTATATAGCCGTTATCGTCCTATACGATAGCTTCATCACATATGGTATCAAGGATAAAACTGATTTCCACGTCACGTGCAAGTCGTCTGCACTGATTGCAGCGTATGCTGTATGACATGTCATAGAACGCATACTCGTTATCCGAGCCAGACTCGCGGAAG